ACTATATTATAATTACCACCTCGTTGATATACCATGTCGGTAGATCTTCTTAATTGGGTATTATTATTTAATCCGTTTGCGTATAATTGTGGGTAACCAAAACTCATATTGTTTCTATTTTTGTGCTTATAAAAATATTATCTACCATATCTACAAATTGTTCAAACGTATATTGTTCCAACGCATCCATAAACACGGTACTTTCTTCTAATTTATTATAAAATTTATCTTCTATATTTGCTGGTAAAATACCAAACTTAATTATGTTCTTTTGTATAGCGAAGGCCATACCCTTTTGTAAATCAATATTAAAAGGTACAAAATCAGGATTATTCTTTATCCAATCAATTAATACCTTCATTGGTAATGGATGTTTCCCTTTTTTTATTCTTGCTTTATTAATAATATACGCTGTTGAAACTTGGGATTGTAGTGCTCTATATTTTACATTACTTACATCTGTTGCAAAAATTCCTCTTGCACTCATCCAATCTAATATCGCATCAATAGGAACACCCTTCTTTCCTGGTGCACGACCTGACTGAACCCATTGGAAATAGTCATTAGCGAAGATTTGAAATGATATTGGTTCACTCTTTACACCAGTTTGACCTTGTAAAAATTGTCTTCTACTTATATTTTTTATTTGTGTTCCACCTTTTGCTACTACCATAATGGACGCACGTAAAGAACCTGTTGCAACTTTATTGCCAGTTCCAAATCTTCGTTTTGCTGAATAGGGATATTCTTTAAGGTCCAATACTCCTTTCAACACATCATCCATTATAGTTGTTATAGTTTCTATATCCATATTAATTTTCTGTTGTTCCTGTTATTGGTTTTGACCATTCACTTGTATCCATTACAATTAAAATCTCATCGTAAGTATAAACTTGTGATTTTGTTTGTAAAGAAGAAATAAATGAAGGTTCTTCTCCATTATTCCAAGAAATTAAAAATCTTGTTTTATCATTATTTTCTCTAACAGTTTCTTCACTATTTTGTAATACTTGTGAAAAATCTATTAGATTAATTTCATCCATTCCTACGGTCATATACGACCTTTCTTCTGCTGTTGTGTTAATATCCATATCTTGATTTTTGAGCGTTATAATTTTGAATTATTTGGTCACCGGTTAATACCACATCATATAGTCTGGCTATTGAAATATTACCTATTAAAAATTCACTTGCACCACTATCTGCTATTCTTATTAATTGGGATGTAAAAGTACCAGTACTTGCTGTTGTTCTTTCTAAAGAAGAATTAACATAAACTTTAACATTTGCACCATCATATGTTGAAGAACAATATACCCAATTACCAGTATTAATATTTGATGTACTTAATCTAAAACCAAAAGGATTATCAAATTGTGCCGCTAAACCTAATTTAACCTGACCTGCAGATGGTCTTGAACCGAAGTAAATCCCACTTGAAGCTGATTGTCCTATAAAAGTATCTGTGGCGGTTGTGGTAGTTTGGACCCAACATTCTATAGTAAAACCTGTACCAACATTTAAAGCTGGTCCTTGTGCAAAATCATTTACACCATCAAACGCAAAATAACCACCATTACCTGAATTATAAATTGGTCCATTGGTTAAAGTAAAATTTCTTGCATTACCACTTAAATCAGACCAAGTTGTTCCTGTTCCTGGATAAGATAATGTGTTACCAGCATCAACATAAAATACCAATCCAGTTGTAATAACTTCTGGCGTTGTTGTAATATTTTCAAAAGCAAAGGGGGCAAATCTCATTATACTAAATTTTTAACGTTTGCTAAATAAAGGTTTGTATTATCAAAACTTATTAATGTTATTATATCCTTACTTGTTGTTGTTGTGGGAACATATGATGAACCTGAAACTTGTAATACTGATGTTGGGAATGTTACTGTTCCTGACCCTGTTGTATTTAACAATATATTTATAGTTTGTCCTGCTTTAATATTTGATGGATTAATATGTGTTGCTGAACCACTTACTAATTGTAACGTAAAGAAGTTACCATCATTTAAGTTTAATGATGCTGTTTGTGATGATATTGATAAAGCATTAACATTACCCTGAACTGAACCTGTTATATTTACTGAACCTGATATTAATAATGAACCTGTTATTCTTGTATTGTTATTACTATCAATCTGTATTGCGTTTCTTCTACTACCTGCTGCGGTACCTGTTCCCACAACAAATACTGTGTCTTGTGAACTATCTTGTAAAGAACCTGTTGCGTTCCATCTACCAACAAACGTAGAACCACCTGTTGTAACACTTGTATGTGAACCTGTTACAACCAATCCATTACCATATATTAATGTTGAACCAAGGTTTGCAATGGATGAACCTGTTTGTTCCATTGAAACAATGTTATTATTACCACCAATAATACTATTACCAGCATTTCTTGCAACGTTTGTTGTTGGGTTACCTCCAAAATTTATTGTATTATCTTGACCTACAAGTAAATTTCTAACAAATGTAACGTTGTTGGCTGAACCTGTATGAAAATAGGTATTATTAATTATTGTACCGTTGGCAATATATGAATTAACAAGTGATGTAATTGATGAACTAATATGATTTAATGTAGTAGTACCAACTACCAAATTATTAGTAAATTGTGCTCTTGATGTAAATGGTGTAACACTACCACTGTGTGTTAAAGTACTATTAATATTATTATTACTAAAGGAAATTGAACCACTTGGTAAATTTAAAGTAGCTCCACCACCATTAATAACATTACCATTAAATAATGGTTGTCCACCTGATACTGATGATGTGGTAAAGGTAAGGGTCATTGACCCCCCATTAATGTAGTTATTAGTTGTTAATGGTGTTAGTAATGAACCTGTATTGAGTGTTATTTGTCCTCCTGGCATTACATTATTACTACCATTAACAATAACTCTATTTGTTACACCAGCATTTACTTGAGACAGAACCATATTATTGGACCCTGATATAAAGAATGATGATGTTGTTGTTAAATTTGTTGGACTATCAAATAATATATTACCACCATTTATTAAACTTGATGTTATATTATCAATAGTTGTATTACTTGGTCTTTTAAGATTTAATGTACCTATTACACTTTCTGAACCTGATATATTTAATGAACCTGTTATACCTACATTGTTTGTTGTGTTCCATACACTACCTGTCAGTGCAAATAAACTATCACCACTCGTTCCTGAAGAACCACCTGTTCCACTTGTTCCTGATGTTCCACTTGTACCAGATGTTCCTGACTCTTGACCAACTGATGTTATAACATAAGAATATTCATCTCCTTCTGTATAATATATAACACTCTTGGATGAACTTTCATTGTTATTCAAATAGATTTTAACCATCATTCTATTTGTTGGGTCAATACTTGTTGATGATAATACTATATCCACATAAACCTCCGATGGGTTTCCACTATTCCATGTGATAATATTTGCTGATGATGTGATTAAAGAACCTATTGTTCCTCCTGTTGAGTTGGTTAATTGTAATGTAACATAAACATCAATATCATCATTTGATGCAGGTTTTAATAAATGTAAATGGAAACGTTGAACACCTGCTGGAATTAAACTAAATCCTAATTCAGGTGTGATATAACTTTGAACCAATACGTTTTGTTGTGTATTTGTTAATGTTTTTGTAACCGTTTGTGTTGAACCTGTTGTTGGTATTTCAGATAATACTTTATTTCCACTCACATCACTTGTTTGTGATTGATTGAAGAAAAATACTCTACCTGCACTAATACCATTCTCTCCTGATGTACCACTTGTTCCATCTGTTCCATTAGAACCTGACGTACCAGAACTTCCATTACTACCACTTGTTCCTGAAGAACCATCTGTACCATTACTTCCTGATGTACCTGATGTTCCATCGGTTCCATTAGAACCAGACGTTCCTGATGTTCCATCTGTTCCATTACTTCCTGATGTACCAGAACTTCCTGATGTACCAGAACTTCCATCTGTTCCATTACTTCCTGACGTACCAGAACTTCCATTACTACCACTTGTTCCTGAAGAACCATCACTACCATTAGAACCTGATGTTCCTGATGACCCATCACTACCTGATGAACCACTCGTTCCTGAAGTACCTGATGTACCACCACTAAATGGAACACCATTAACAAGATATTGTCCTGTAATATCTATACTACCTGTAACACTCATTGAACCAGAAACATTTATAAGATTGTCTGCTACAATATCAATACGTTTAACTGAACCGTAATTATCAACCTTAACATATGTTACATCATCACCAATAAAAATTTGTCCACCACTTGCTGTAATGTGTGTGTCGGTTGGTGATGTGTTATATATTTCTACAAATCTTACATCACCTTGATTAGGTTGTAAGAATAAACTACCTGTACCAATAATATTTGTTGAGTATAATGAACCTGTTATTATTTGGTTACCAATAAATGTATTTGAACCTGTGGTTGCAAATGAACCTGTATTAGTAAATTCAATCGGTGCACCATTAACGGTTAATGAACCTGATATGTTCACCTGTGTTAAACTCATTTGTAATGGACTATTACTTCCATCACCTGCTTGTATTGTTTGTAGCGTACTTGTTAATCCTGTTGTACTATCAGTCATTTTTAATAGACCTTGAAAGGAACTACTAACATATAAATTATTTAATTGGCCCATGTTATATTAATATTTTTTGTTTATACTTTTCTCCATACTGTTGATATTGTGTTCCATAATTCTGCCAACTCATACCATTTCTTATTTTGTGTTACGAATGGTAATTCAGGAAGAACACATCTGTTATAATCAAATGGTTGTGTTAATTGTAAGTTCATTGTCCATCCTCCCAATACCGTTTCAAACCTTTCAAGGAATGGTTCACAAGTTGCGTTCCATTCTGACTCATACTCACTCAAATACAATACTGTAAATATATCCTTACAAATTTCTAACCCATCGTTCATCACATCTCGTTGATTTGAATAATCATCTTCAATTACATCTGTTATTATTACTTGAAAGTTATATATCATTTCATTCTGTGCCAGTGTTGTTTGACCTGGTACAATCCACATCCTCGTATATAACGGTTCTTTATTGGTCTCAATATCTAATGTTAATTGTGTTACATCACCAAATCCATAAGAGTTAATCTGTTCATGTGCTCTTGCTATCTCTTTTAAATCATCTAATATTAATTTGTAATTAACTTCATTAACTGATGTTGGTAATGTTAATCCTGATATTGGTAATACACAAGTATTATAATCAAACGGTTGTTCTATTGTTATGTTCAATGTCCATCCACCTAATAGTGTCTCATATCTTTCCAAGAATGGTTCAGCAGGACTATTCCATAATGGTTCATAATCTATACTGAATCCACCGAATGTTGCTGTATATGATTGATATAGTATTGTCCATATATCTTTAACCGTTTCCAATGTGTCAGACATAACATCTTCCTGATTGGATAGGTCTGCGTTGATAATATCACATATGATAATAGAGAAATTATAGTCCAATCTATTCTGTGCTAATACAGTTTGACCTGGTACCACATACATTTTCATATATACAGGTTCCTGTTTGGTCTCTATATCCATTGTAAGTTGGGTAATATCACCATAACCAAAAGAATTAATCTGTGGGTTATAATAAGCTATACCACTTAAATCCTGAATAATCTGTTTGTAGTTCACCATATTAGTAAATATAAAAAAACCAAAAGCGTATTATGAATTACGTGCTTGTTTCATAATTCTTTCTTGCTCTTGGTCGTAGTTTATTAAAAAGGATAGTTGGTTTAGAACTTCCACCACCGTTTTTTCGTAGATGTACTCGTGTTTTGCAAAATCATTTCCAGCCAATTTATTGACGACAACGAACCAACCATAGACCGATTGAAAAGAGCGGCTATTATAATCTTCCTCAAACTCCATACGAGCTTTATCCTCGTCCATATTGGCAATGTCTTGATCGAAGACAGCTGGAAATAATTTGAATATCTGTTTGCGTAATTGATAAAAAAAAACTGTGCCGATAATATGACACCAACATCTAATTTATTCTTAAACAGTTCAGCCCGTTTCTGCATGTTCTTAACATCATACTTCTCAATCTCAAAATCATGATGGGACCTTTCACTTATAATTGGTCTATACATTATTGCACATAAGATGTGTAACATATCTAATACCTCATCTTCTTTCTTGGTACTGATAGTGTCCATATCCACATATTCTGCGAACGATAAGTCCTCCCACTTGGGGAAGAACCCATAACTAATCCCATCTAAATCAAACCTATCTTTAAACTTGGGTCTTTCTGTTGGTATTAGTTTTACAATTTCTGATGCTAAATAATTAACCTTCTCAAAATCTGTTTCTAATAAATCTTCAACAGGTGCTCCTGTAAATAAACTTACCAACTTGGCTGCGTAATAATCATCCGAGAATAAATCTTTTAACTTATACATCTTAACATAATGACCTATCGTCATCACTTCAGGTATTTCGTATTGTTTATCTTCTATCTTAAATTTAATCACGCTTTCTTCTATTTTGTGCTTGTTCGGAATTTGTTGCCCATCTACAATTAGATGGTTCATATCCTTTATTATTATTTATTCTATCTAATGTCTTACCATTCGGTCTTTTACCCATATCATTATAGAAATTTTGAAATGAGTTTAACCATTCATAACAAACTGTAATTCCTCTACCACCATAATCTTTATATTGTTTATGACTTGGGTTAGTACATCTAATTTTCATACCATTCCAACTTCTATATTCAGGTGAATTACATAATGAATGTTTTAAATTATTTTTTCTTTCACAACCACAAGATTTAGTTAATCCATTTTTAATTGAATAATAATCTACTGTTTTAATAGTACCACATTCACATTGTACAACTACACGTCTTTTATAGTTTAATCTTTCAGATTCTTTAATTATTGTCCATTTCATATTCTTCCCCATTTTTTATCCTTGTTACTAATCTTGTAATTACATCCACATGATTTACTATTATTACTTGTAACGTTTTTTATTATAACGACCTTATCATTACCACAATCACATTGGAATAGACCGGTCTTATACCAACTTCTACCTGATTTAATTAATCCTGTACGTTTGATTAGTGTTAGTTTGTTTTGTTTTTCTCCTATATTCATATATATAATATACACTATTTTTTAGATAAATGAAATTGAATATTTACCTGTGTTCTTATGTGTGGTTACTTCAAATAACATCTTCATCATAACAGCATCACTTATATCGGGTGATGTTCCTAATATCTTTTTCATTTCATCCTTACTATGAACACCAATCTTATTGTCCTTATCTGTGTCTTTTAATCTTACTGATAATAGTTCTTGTGTTAATGTGTCTATTGTATTTGGGTCCATAACATTAATTGATATTAAACCTTCCTTAAACATCTCACTTAATTTAATATAACATTGTGATTTAAGATTGGTATAGTTCTGTTTATGTAATGGACTACTATTGTTTATAAAGTTCTTCCCACGTATTTGGTCTGCTACACCTCCACCAACGCCATCACTATCTACCACAATGTTCTGTGGATGGATTCCGTATTTCTGTATTAGACCCCTTATTTCTTCACTTAAATCTGTTGTTGATAGTTTGGTATAGGTTAGTATTTCGGTGATGACATTACCCACCCATATCACTATTACGGACCTATCTGAACCGAACCTTGCTACGTCCACACTCATATACTTCTTATCATCCACATTTGGTGCTGACTTGAATATACTTGAACTGATTGTATCAAAATCAAATAAACTATCTTCTTCTGTTTCATAATTCCAATCACCAAGGTATAAACGTTTCATTTGTTTTGGTGGTAGGTTTCTTAATATCTCCAAATATTCTGGTGGTAGATTTTTATTATCTGTGGGTAGTGCTTGTACAAATATCTTATATGGTTCTAAT